TATTGTTCTCGGGACCTAGCCTGAGACCATTTTCATATACTTTTAAATTGTCTGCAAGAGGAAAAAAGGATACAGAGGAGATTAGGAAGATTATAAGATTTTTCAAACAAGGAATGGCAGCACAAAGAACTGCTTCAAATTTATTTCTAAAAGCACCACATACATTTAAAATACAGTACTTATATAGAAGAGAAGATAAAGAAAATGACCACCCATACATAAACTATATCAAAGAATGTGCTCTCCAATCCTTCACAGTAAACTATACTCCGGAAGGAAATTATATGACATTTTCGGATGGTTCAATGGTATCTTATGAAATATCAATGCAATTCCAAGAACTAGAACCAATCTTTAATGACGATTACTCTAAACTTCCAGGTGGCAATAGCGACACCGTAATAGGTTACTAAAATGGCAAATCCATACTTCAGACAAATACCTTCTTTTGAATACGTTAGTAGAGTTCCTGATGCTAGGATAGGTGATTATATTGAAGTAAAGAACCTTTTTAAAAAAGGAACTCTTCGTTCTGATATATTTCAAGACGTTACCTTCTTTGAAAAATATAAAATTATAGGTGATGACCGTCCCGATAATGTTGCGTTTAAGATCTATAATGACTCATCATTAGATTGGATAGTTCTATTATCAAATAATATTGTCAACATCCAATCTGAATGGCCACTGACACAAAATTCTTTTGATACATACTTGAGAGAAAAGTATGGTGTTGGACTGAACACTGAAGAACAGATTTATAATAATATCTACAATGGTATTCATCATTACGAAACAACTGAAGTCAAATCCACTTCGGGTACAGTAATAGTTCCTGCAGGTTTACAAGTTCCAGATGGTTATTCAGTTAGTTATTTTGATTCATTAATTGACCAACAGATAGACACTGGAGATGTTACAATTCCAGTAACCAACTATGAGTATGAAGACAAGTTAGAAAATGACAAGAGAAATATCTATCTACTTAAACCAAGATATCTGAACATTGTTCTTGATGATATGGAAGAGATGATGAAATACCAAAAAGGTGCCACTCAATATGTGAGCGACACCTTGAAGAGAGCTGATAATATCAGACTTTATTCATAATCAGTCTTCAGCAAGACGTTGGAAATAACTCAGAGCATCATCCTCATCTTCATCAGATGAAGTGATAGTGGGGAGTGAAGGAGACTTAGAACGAGCATAAGACTCTTCCAGTTCTTCTACTACACGACTCTCAACAGAAGGTTTTTCTGCATAAGAGTCATATTCTTCTTCTTGCTCAACCACAGCACGAGACTGTGTAGGAGAAGACTTAAGACCCAGAACAGAATTCATACGACGCTCAAGTTCTTCATAAGTCTTGAACTGGTCTGGAGCAGTGATTGCAGTCAGCGAGTACTGCTTCTTCCAGAGGGCCTCAAGAGCATCATCATCATCCAGGAGTGGTGCAACGCGGTCAAATTCTGACTTGTCGTAGTTCCAATACCCATCTTTCTTTACGATTTTGAGTTTAAAGTTTGCACCCTGCCAGAAATCAAAGGGATTGATAGGAGTTTCATCCTCAAATTCAGGTTGCATTGCTTCCATAATCTTGTCAAAGATTTTCTTACCATACTTAAACAGGAAAACTTTACCTTCATTATGAGGATTGGTAGGGTCCTTTACAACATAGATGTTGCTATAGTAAGACAGTTTACGCTTCTGCTTACGAACAGTTTCTTTATTAGATTCAATACCACTGTTCCACAGTTCGCGGTTGTATTCACCAAGAGGATCTTTTTGTCCCACAGTGGTGAGAGAGTTCTCAATATACCAACCACCAGGACCTTGGAAGGCATGAGAATACATTTTTGCCCAGGGAAGTTCTTCACCTTCGGGGGCAGGAAGGAAACGAATCACTGCGAATCCGTTACCAGTTTTATCCATTTCAGGTTTCCAGAGACGCTCATCTCCACTTCCAGAAGTTGTACTCATCTTCTCAACTTCTTTCACCAGTTTAGAAGTGAGGGAACCAAGTTTGGATTGCTTTTTAAGATCAGAAAAAGACATTAGATTTCTCCGTATTAGTTGGATTTGGCCTTTGTGTACTTCGTTATTCTACAGGTCCGAACCTGTCTTGTCAATCTGCTGCTTCATCACATCAAGCATCTGAGACATATTATTGAGAATGATATTCATGTCAGTGCCAGGAGGCATTCCCATCATGATTGCAGAATTAACAATTCGTTCTTTCATTTCTCTTGCTTCAGGGTCATCAGATAAACTCATTCTTGTATAAAGAACTTTTTGTTTATCGAGAAGTGTTTCAAGAACTTTAACATGCTCAAGTTTTTCTTCCTTGCTCATGGTAGGAAACTTAAAAATGTTTCCATAAATTTGTTCTTGAAGTTCTGCAATTTCAGTCATCTCTGCACGGACAACTTCAGAGTTAAAGAAACTCATTGACCCTCCAAAACAATTTCTTTCAAAATTTTACGAAAACGAAATACATCAATATTTAGAAAAGGATTATATTTTTTAATCCTACGACTGACGGTTTGCCACACCGGGTCTTGAAGTTTCTTATCAAACTTATTCCCGAACAGGAATATTCTATCATAGATTACCATTGTTTCCAGGCTAATCTTCCCGCTCAGGAATTTTCTTAGAAGAGGAGGATGCCCCTTAGAACAATTAAAAACCTCTTCAAATTTATTATCTTCAAATAAAGATTGACTTTCTTCTTTGAAAATGTATGAAAGAGATTGAACTTTCTTCTGCCAGTTCTGATATCTCTCTTCACCCTCTTTAATCATTTCCCCAATCCAAAGAGTCTCTGGGTCTGGACAAGATGCAAAGTTTGCAACAAAAAATTCTACAACTTCTTTATCAGATTTATTTCTTGCTAATTTTTCAAACCAAAATCTATCCTTCCGTTTATAGAAAGATTGAACCGTTGCTCTTGATTTGCCACAATACTTATGATAGTCATAACTATCTTTTGTAAAGTGGTTTTTTAGAGCAAGGTATTCACGATATGCATCAAATGGCATCATTCAAAAAATCAATTTCGCACGGGAAGTTTTTTTCAGGAAGTTTAATTCCATTGCTTCATACTTAATCTTTTCTTTCAGAGGTTTAGAGATAAGTTTAGGGACAGACTCTAAATCAATACTGTTTTGTTCGCAAAAGTAAATGATCGCATCAATATAATTCATTTCAACATTTACTTGTACAAGATTCTCAATTTCCTGAGCAAATCTTGACGGACAAAAGAATTTACTTTCGAGTGCCTTCTCTAATTCATTCTCCATCTGGCCTAATATTGTGATGTACAAATTCTTTAATATAACGAACTAATAGTTTAATATAGTCCCCTTTATTTCTTTTGTCAAATACTTCTACTTCTCCACCAGGAGTAACCATTAATGTAATGAGTTTCTTAACTACTTGACCAGTGAGTTCATAATATGCAGCAGCATAAAATGTTTCTTGTACAAAGTAATTTTCAATCCACTTTTCTGGTTTTATTTTTTCAGAAGTTTTAAAATCAATAACTGCAAGTTCTCCCTCATATTCAGCAATACAATCAACTCGTCCAGCAAGTCCAAGGTACTCTGAATAAAGAGTTCTCTCAATTGCATGAATATTATTTATCTTATCAAGGTATGGTTTAGCATGATAAAACATAAACTTTGTCATGGGTTGATAATCTTCCCAGTTTAGTTCTTTGTTCTCAAGATAATCCTGACATACTTGGTGAAAGTCAGTTCCTCTTGCAGTTGCCTTTCTTGTGATTGCATCAGCCTTTTCTGTACCAACTCTTTTTCTCCACTCTACGAATATCTGACGATTGTAAAATGAAGTGACTGATGTAATAGAAGGCACCCACTGACCATCTGGAAGATTGTACAAACGGATGCTTTCTGTTGTTTTGCAATCTAATTCAAGTTCACCCAGATAATTATGATGAATAAATTTCATTTTACTTATTAGTTGTATTTAAAAATGTTTCCATTCTGCCCACCTTCTTTCATAAAAATCTTGATTTGGAGTTTTTGTAAAATAATATAATGCTAAGGAATATCTTTCAATATTTTTAGGGCATTTTAGAGGTATTGGATGACCATGAATAGAATTATCAGATAGTGAAAAAATTACTACTCGATTAAAAATTGGAAATATCTTTTGTGAGAGTTTTTTTTGCTTTGAGTCCCATAATTCTAGAGCCCCTTCCCACTCTTCTTTCCAATCTGGATTCA